CATCAAATAAAAATATATCATTTTGATTAAATTTAATTTGTCCACTTTTAAGTCGGAAGTAAAAGGAAAGATAGGTAGAAACAAATATATTAGATGAATGATCCATTTTTTGATCTTTATATAATTCTTGTACACGAAATCGACGAAATTCATCCTCTAGGAGTTCCGGTGAATCCCAGTTTTTTCGTAATATAATACGCGGAAATAAAATAAAAACACGAGGTGTTTCGAAGATCGATTCAATATTATTTAATTTAAAACTTTCAGATGCAACTTTCCTTAATAATGAAGCCCATAGTAATGCTGATTTACCTGCTCCTGTAGCTGCAGTAAATATAATGTCATTATGTTTCTTCCATATTTTATCGAAAGCACCACCTACTTCCAAAATTTCTACATCAAATGGATTTTTAAATCCACCACCAGTGCTTTTTGTCTGTTTAATAACAGATGATCTAATTATTATTTTACTTAGTAAATTTACGAATGGAGGACACCATGCAATCCAAGTACTTGGAGATAAAATATATGAATCTGCTAGCAGTTGACAAAACGATAAAGGAACGAATGTCTCTGTAATAAATAATGAAAATTTTTTCATCATGATATATAAATCCCTAGGCATAGTTGCACTAATAAAAGGACTACTTCTACCAATTGCTAGCCAATGTAACATATTTAATATAGCATATAGTTTCATTAAAGAAATATATGTTTGCATGATTAAAATCCATAAAATACCGATTATAAATTGTTTAACTATCCACATTTCAAATGGATACATACACGCATAAACAATTTGAGCAATAATCATTCTGTTTTGATAAGCTTCTATGGAATATTTTTTAAGACGTTTTATTTCTTCAGGATCTTGTATCATTTCATAAAATTCTTCCGCATGTGATAGACTTCCATATGGGCCCTGTTGTATATAACCATTTAAATCATGAAAACTTTCTATACGGTCTTCATTCATTAAATATGTAAAACTTTCAACAATGTGTTCTCGTGTAGTGAAAGTTGGTTCTGGATACATTGTTAATAAATTAGGTTGCATTTTATGAATGGAACGAGGAATTGAATCAAACCAATCATTAAAAATGTCTAAAGCTAGACGAATCGATTGATCAGCTTTATCTGAGTTCGAATTAAGTTTTTTCATAAATTTATCATATTTATCTTGACTACGAGTTTCTTTTTCCGGGGTTAAATGATTTTTTAATACGTTTGAATATGAAGGATATGAAATGGAATGTAAATATTTTTTAAAAACCTGACCCTTAGAATCTGTTTGTACAATAACGGGAGTAATGTACCAAAGACCTTCTGGGTCTTGTTTTATTTCAGGAGGAGTTAAAATTTTTATATTATTATAATCTGCAAATCTTGTTATATCTTGAATCCATTCATTAGCGAAAGTAATATACAATTCTGGGTGAAATGCAGTTAATTGAGCATGGCCAATATTTCGTTCAATACTAGTTTTAATAAATTTTGGTGAATATTTGAAATACCGTTCATTAGGATTTCGTTCTTTAACTTGTTGACCTTGGCTATTAAACCAAGTGCCTTGCATCGAAGCTTGAAACCATCTAAAACTTGTTCGTCGTAATAACATTGCTGCGGTATCATGATATATAATGAATTTAGGTTTTGGATTTAATTCAGATAAAATAGAGGATTTCATAAATCGACCCTTTTTATGAGCTATTAATAATGAATTTATGGCTTCAGTTGATTTAGGATCATTAACTAAATATCTGACACGTTTTGAAAGATAAGTTAATTTAGTAATATCAGAACATTCATCAATATCTAAAAAAACACCATAATATTGTAAAGCTTCTTGCATTTTAATTCGTTCATTAATATTTAATTTTGACCATTCTAATGCCCAAGCCGAGTCATCACCGGTGTTGAATAACACATTATGTAAAAAGAAGTCGTGTGGTTTGTATTTATAATTGTGATAACGGCACCAACCCGCAATTATATTAGCCTTAAAACCCCATGTATTATCCCATGAAGTTGCACTTTGGCCTGTTGCACCGCCCCGATTTTTATAATGTAATCCTTTAATTAAATCAATATTCTGCTGTAAATTATTAGCAATTTCAGTCATTTCGGCTATATTTCTTACATGTACAGTACCAAAATGATCTTCTTTTTTAATTATATTAAAATAAGCATTATGAATATTATCAACTTTATGAGTTTCAAAAAAAGGCGCTTTTTTTAATAATGACATTCGACCAATTTCTGAGTTAGATTTTTCTTGTTTGGTTTCAATATCTAATATAATCACTCGGGATTTATAAATTTGATCTGGTGTCATTTGATGTGGGTCATGGATTAATGTTACTTTATTTGGATCAGCATGTTCAATATAATGTGACCACCGTATATTTACCTGATTCCAACATTCAGCTTCAGTCGTAATTGATTGTGCTATATTTTTAATTTCAGAAGGTAGTT